AGAATCTCTGCCGGAACACTCTTCCAGCCGAATGTCCAGGCTACATGGAACGACTTCAAGAGCCGTGCCACGAAGTTCCTAGACAGTGTGAAGGTTAACTTCGGCATTGATGACTACCGTGTTGTCCTTGACGAGACAACAACAACTCCAGATCTTGTGGACAGAAACATTCTTTACGCCAAGATCTTCATTAAGCCAACGCGCGCCATCGAGTTCATTGCCATTGACTTCATCATTACTCGCTCTGGTGCTTCTTTCGAGGACTAAAACAAAGTAATCACTATTTACTACAAAGAGGAGAATTTTTGTAATGGCAGACAACACACAGAACTTCTGGACCAATGCGGCGGCTAGGGATCCAAAGAGAGGCTTTAGATTTAGAATTCAGTTTCAGGGAGGCAGTTCTTCTTCCCTAAACGGCATCCTTTGGTATGCCAAGAAGGCAAGCAAGCCATCTGTCTCTTTTTCCGAGGCTTCACACAACTACCTAAACCACACCTACTACTGGCCTGCACGCACAGAGTGGAGTGAGGTTGACATTACTTTTGTTGATCCAGTCGAGCCAGATGTTGGTGGTTCACTAGCCGATCTTCTTATTGCTGCCGGTTACCGTATTCCAGGCGGCATCAATGCAGACACAGATTTCTCCTCTGTCTCCAAGTCTGATTCTGTTGGTGCTCTCGGAACAGTCTTGGTCGAGCAGATTGACGAAGATGGAAACGCTGTTGAAGAGTGGACTCTAAACAATGGTTGGGTCAAGGAGATTACTTTCGGCGACCTAGACTACAGTTCTGATGACCTTACAGAAGTTACCCTTAAGGTCCGTTATGACTGGGCCACTTTCACAAGCCCGCAGTCCACCGTCAGAACTCTACCAAGATTTACACCAGGCTCCAACTAAAGGAGGCTGAATGGCTCCAGTTGACGATTTTGTAGATGTGGTGCTTCCTCAGTTTTGGACGACTAAGGAAGCAGACCCGTTTTCAGGACCAAGAGATCCGAAACTTCAGTTTCGGTTCAAAGTTGTTATTCCTGGCTTTGCGTTAGAAGACATTCGCCCTAAAGAGGGCGATGTTTTTGCTGATGACCAGGATGGCGAAAACGGTGTTGCCTGGTATGCAAAGTCTATTGACAAGCCAGGAATGACCATTGTTGACCCGAATAAGGGTCAATATGCTACACAGTTCTTTCCCCTAAATCCAAGTCCAAAGGTTTCTAACCCACAATACAAAGAAATCAGCATGGTTCTTGTTGATCCATATTATCCAAACACAACAAGAAAGATTGCAAGGCTTTTTCGTCGAGGCGGTCTGAACGAAGACCAGGCTAGAAGAATCATTTTCAATAAATATGGCCCCGGCCAAGATGCTCTTGTTAGTAGTTTCTTGGACACGATCGGGGAAGTCCAGATTTTTCAATTGGATCACAAGGGCAACGAACTTGAAAAGTGGACTCTCTACAACGCTTACCCAAGTTCGGTTGACTTTGGAAAGTTGGACTATTCCTCTGATGGTCTTGTAGAGATCTCAATGACTTGGTATTACTCCAACTTTAAAGTCGAGTTCCCCAAGGTTGGTCGAGAGCAGTATTACGATTACTTTGCAGATGGCAATAATGTCAACCCAGAGCAAAGCAAACCGACAGAAAGCAAAATAAAAAGCAATTGCGAATCTATCTACGACTCTATGTATAATGGCGTCAGTCCAGATTTAAGACCAAATTTTCAAGATTGGCTTGCAGAAGGAAACTGTCCGGGTTATACTGCTACAGGGAATGTTGTTGAGAGCGACACATCCGGCGCAGAGCAGAATTACACAACTTCAGATTCTGTGACCGGTGAAGAGTTGCCCGGCACTGTTGAGGAGGAACAGGCCGCCCAAAACATTCCAGAAATTAATGCAGTGAGTGTGCTGGAATAAAGCGAATAACACATTTAACAAGAGGTAATAATGAGAGATAACAGCAAGCGTTTTGGAGCGGGAGCAGAAGCCCCACCACAAACGCACGAGACGAACGAGACAGAGAACAAACCAACATTTGATTTTTCAGTTCCTACCGAGTTGGTCGATCTTCCGTCAAAGGGGCGCTTCTACCCAGAAGGGCATCCTCTACACATGGAAGAGACTATTGAAATCAAATACATGACAGCAAAGGACGAAGACATTCTAACTTCGCCTTCACTTCTTAAGAAGGGCATTGCCATTGACCGCTTCCTAAGCAACATCATCCTTAACAAGCGCGTCAATGTCCAGTCCCTTCTAACGGGCGACAAGAACGCCATTCTTGTTGCTTCCCGCATCAACGGCTTTGGGCCAGACTACACAACAAAGGTCACTTGCCCCAACTGCACAACGGTTTCAGAGAACACATTTGATCTTGATGCTGTTGAGGCTTACCACGGTGATGACCACGAGGGGCATGACATTGTTCCAACCGATCGTGGAACCTTTACCATTCGTCTTCCAAAGACCAAGTTTGAGGTTGAGGTTCGTCTTTTGACAAACCGAGATGAGAACGAACTGGTTTCCAAGATGCAGTCAAAGAAGAAGGTTGCTTACGAAACGAACCTGACCGATCAACTTCGCAAGATCATCGTTTCAATAAACGGCGTAGAAGACCTACAGACCATTCACAGAGCCATTGAGGTTCTTCCCGCATATGACTCCCGTTATTTGCGCGCAGCTTACCTGAAGGTCGTTCCAGGGCTTGACATGACCCAACACTTTGCTTGTCCTTCTTGCGGCTTTGAAAAGGAGGTGGACATACCTTTAACGGTAGATTTCTTTTGGTCTAGACAATAACTACATCCAGTCCGTGTATGAGGAGTTCTTTCTCCTAAAGTATCACGGCAACTGGTCTTTTGCCGAGGCTTACAATCTACCAATAACAATCCGCAGATGGTTCCTCCAGCGTCTCGCTGACCAAATCAAAAAGGAAAATGAGAAGACAGAGGAAGCAATGAAGAAGTCTAAGTCCGGTAGGCGTTAAGCCTTCGGGCTTTTTGCTTTTGGAAACTATTTATAGGGAGAAGGGGATTTATTGTAAATGGATAACCTAAATGAAGAAATCGATCTTGTTCTAGCGGAGTCGCTACTAAAAGAAGAACTGATGCTTCTCTTAGAGGGCTTTGAAGATGGACCCGGAAGACAAGCAATCGAAGCCATGGTCAATAATATTTTTGATTCTGATAAAATCTCAGATGACGAAAAGGGTGAGATTTTTGCTTCGATGAAAGAAGATCTTGAAGAAATATTAGAATATTTTCTTAACACATGGAATAAGCTTGAGCCTGACGAGAAAAGAATTTCTAAGGCTGGGACAGTTGCAGGAGAAGCCGAAGAAGATATTACTGATGCAATGTTAGATTTTATTGCCAAATACACTGCTAAAATGAATCCTCCCGGTGATGAAGAAAGATTTATGCAGATGATCATAGGTGAGCCAAAAGAAGGCACGCCTAGTGTATTATATCAGAAAAAACACATGCAGGCTGCGTTATGGGCTCTTAGATTTGTCAGGGATGCCGCTGACGCTACAAAGCCTGAAGACGAGCCTGAAGACGAGCCTGAAGAGACAGAGCCGGACGAGCCAGAAACCGAAACCTCTGACGAAAAAGAAATAATCATACCAGACATAGCCCCAGGTGGTGGTGCTCGCTTTGTTGGTGGCCTTCGTTATGTTGGAACACCATTTGACACAAACATGAGAAAGTTTGTTGAGAAAACACCACTTGGTAAGTATTCAACACAAATAGTAGGTCTTATGAGAACTTTTGCTACTCTTACTGTTGCTAATAGAGTTTTAAAAAGTTTTGAGAGTGCTGATACTAGGATCTTAGCCCCCGACGAAGAAGGGCGAATACAGGAGGAGAGACTAAGAAGTCAGGGATTGGTAGAAGAGTTGAGCCAAGATCAGCAAAACTTTATAAACGACTCTGCAAAAGAGTTTGAGAAAGTTCTTGACAAAATAAACGAACCATTTGATAAGCAAGATGCTAACACAGCAGAATCTGAAATGGTTGCTATTATTTCAGAATACATTGAAACGCTCAAAAAACAGAAGAAAAAAGTAGAATCAAACAAAGAAACAAAAGATGCCTACTTCAAAAACAACTTTCTCCTTGAACCTCTCATGAGAGGTTATGCCACAGTTCTCGCCAATTACCAGTGGAGCGGCAAGGCAGAAGAAGCTGGTGATGGAACCGAAGAGGCTGGTGAAGAACCAACAGTGGTGACCGAAGGCAAGCTAACAACAATAAAGGTAGATTTCAACGAACTCAGGGCTCAGTCTCTAAACGAAGGTTTCTTGGAAACATTTGGTGGCATTATTGAGCTTGTTCTTGGCGCTATGTTTGGGAACAAGAAACTTCCAATGGCATTTACGGGAAGCGAAGGAGACATCCACGCCTTTGCTGACACGATCGGAAGAGAAAAGCGTTACATGGATGCTGTAAGAAGATATGGTTTGGATCACCCAACAACTTATAAGAATAGAGCAAAACTGGGCAATTCTATTAAGTCTTTTGAAAGAGAGACTGGCATCAAGTGGCCTTTCAAATAAGGAAGTATAAACGATGGCTTTAAGTGTTCAAGAAGCAGAAAGACTATTAGAACTACAAAGACTTCGTAGAGAAGAGAGTAGAGAGTTCAGCAATGAAGAAAAAGCTGAACTTGAATCTCTTTTGCAACTTCATAGAGAAAGAACCTCTACTGAAGAGGAGAGATTAAAGAACCTTAATGATCAGCTAATACAACTTAACGAACAAAAGGAACTAGTTGAGGACTTAAAGAAAATCGGAGATTCCCTAATAGGGATAGACGAACTAAGGCTCAATAATTCAATAAGACTTGCAGAAATTCAAAAAGAAGAAGAAAAGTTAGCAGAAAAGAAGGCTACCCTAACTGAAGAAGAGTATCAGGCTCAACTTAAGTTAATTGCTGCTGAAAGGACAAAACTTGGTTTAGAGGAAGCCGGCCAAGAGGCCATGGGCAACCTGCTCAAAATAACCACCGGTATGACAGAGCAGTCTAAGCTTCTTGGCGAAAGGTTACTCAACCCAATGGCAGGTCTTACCGGGGCAATGGACAAACTGAAAGCAGTAAATCCGGCTATGGTTATCGGTGCTGTTGCTTCCAACAGTTTGCAAATGGCAATCGCACAAGACCAAGCAGTTACTAGTTTTGTCAAAACAACAGGAGCAATTGACAAGTTTGATGATAACATTCGCGGACTAGAGCGTTCTCTTGCCAGGCAAGGTATTTCTTCTGCGGAAGCTGGGCAGTCTGTTCAGTCTCTCTTCTTGAATGTTTCTGATTTCACAGAGATGAGCGAACAAGAACAGCGTGTTCTTGGTGAAAATGTTGCTATTTTAAATGAATTGGGCATTGCTTCCGAAACAGCAGCAAAAAACATCCAGTTTGCTACAAAGGTTCTTGGACAGTCTACTGAAGAAGCTGCTGCCCTGCAAAGGGAACTATTTGTCTTTGCACAAGACTTGGGGGTTTCAGCGAGTCAAATAGCGGGTGACTTCCAACAAATGGCACCGCAAATCGCAGCAATGGGCAAGAATGGTGTTGATGCCTTCAAAAATCTTGAAGCACAGTCAAAGAGAACCGGACTTGCGATCAATGATATGATGCAGCTTGTTAGCAAGTTTGACCGCTTTGATACGGCAGCCGAATCTGTCAGTTCTTTAAATGCAATTCTTGGTGGGCCATTCTTGAACTCGGTCGAACTTGTTGCTGAAACTGATCTTTCAAAACGATTTCAAATTCTAAAAGATAGAGTTGACGACGCTGGCTTGTCTTTCGATCAGATGGAATACTACGAAAGGAAAGCGCTGGCCGCAGCGCTTGGGCTCAACGAGGCACAACTAGCGATGTTCATGAGAGGAAACCTAGATCAGATCTTACCAGAGCAAAAATCAGCAGATGAATTGATCGCCTTACAAGAGCAGACGGCACAGTTTAATAATGTAATGGATGAACTAACACAAACAATGCAGGCGCTTGTAGTTTCTTTTGGCCCTCTCATTGGTGTTTTCAAGGACGTTTTGAACTTGGTTCAGTTCCTTGGACCAGTTATAAGTCAAGTGTTAATTCCCGCTCTTATTCAATGGTCCTTGCAGACAAAAAGGTTGGCCGCCGAGCATGCAAGACTTCTAATGCCACTGGTTATAATGTATCAAACTTATGTCTTGTTGACAGATGTTCTTGGACTTAGTGCTCCTGTTGCTATGATCGCCGCGACAGCGCTGGGTGTCTTAACGGCTGCACTATACACAGCCGGTATGGCTTCTAACGTTGCTTTTGCGGGGCTGCCGGCACTCTTGGGACTGCTTGGCACGCTCGCAACAGGCATTATGATAGGCTTTTCTCCATCCGTCTACGGCGCGCTCATGGCTCTTGGGGCAGCCTTCTTATTCCTCGCTCCTGTTATGCTACCAATACTTGGGCCGATCGCCGCTATTGTTGCTGGCTTCGCTGGTATGGCGCTCGTAGTAACAGGTTTGGTCGGGTTACTTAGTTCCCTTGGTGACGGAGGCTTAATAGACAACTTCAGGATCGTAGCCGAAGAAATAGCAAATATTGTTGAAAGCATTAACAAATTATCAGAAGAGAAGACAGTTAAGTTTACAACCTCTATGACAGCAATGGCAGAAAGCTTCACAGGAAATGTAAGTTCTGCCGCTATGCAGTCTGTAAGTAATGGTGTAGCAATGGCTGCTGCTCCTGTTGCAGCAAATGTTCCACAGCAAACTAGTTATAATGGACCACCTCCAGAGTTTAATATAAACGTTAAGATTGGTGAGAAAGATTTTGCCAATGCTGTTACAAGCGTTGAACTTAAAGGTGGTATCAATGAAAATTTATCAAAGTCTATAACAGAACTTATGTTCAGTAGATTTTATAAAGGCTAAACAATGGCTGAAACTTCAACTTTAACTTTACCAAATATAAAAATTTCTCCACTCTGGTCGAGACATAATAAATGGATCGCTGCGTCGGGGGAAGGAACTTATGCATTAACTGAATTTTCTGACAATTATACTAGCAATTATAATATGGTAAACACTTTTGGCAGAATGGATCCGCTAGTATCTTATTCGAACACATCTAGAGAAGTTAATTTTGGTCTTCTTTTTGAAGGCGATGAGGGGAGCAATGCAGAAATAGGAATAGACTTTGCACAAAAAATAGCTCGATTTCAATATCCAGAGTATCACAATTTAAATGATTCTATACCAAATGCTTTGTTAATCAAAAGACCACCTCTGGTTTTTGTTAGCGCCCCAGGTTTATTGGCCGCAGATGCAGAAGGAGACCCTATTTTATGTGTTATGAAAAGCTTTGCTTTCACGCCAACTGTTGGTTTGACTCCTTTAACTGCGCCTGTAATTGGTTTAGACTTTAGAGGCAACAAGACTGTTAATTTTCAGTCGATCACGGTAAGATTTAGTTTTACAGTTCTTCACGCAGAGAGTAAAGGGTGGATCCTATCTGGTGATAAATATAGATTTTTAGGAGGTTTATAAAATAATGCCAAGACATGGACCAGAAATATTGATACAAAATACTAATGACTTTTATGAAGAATTTTTTGAAAAAAGAAATCTTACAAAAATTACTCATTATGCTACACCAAAACTTCCAAAAATGACAGCAGAAATTAGGTCTAACTTTGTTTCTGCTAGACATGTTTGGAAACAAGGTGATAAATTTTATAAACTTGCAACTGAATATTATGGTGATCCTAAGCTTTGGTGGGTCATTGCTTGGTTTAATAAGGCTCCGAACGAAGGCATGATAAAGTCAGGAAAACTCCTTTTGATACCTCAACCGCTTACAAAGATATTAGATTACTTCAACTACGGGGTGTTGTAAGATGGCTGATCCGAAAGAAACTCTTCAAAACCGGAACAAGAAAATAGAAGGGGAAGAGGAGGAGGCTGTCGAGAACAGGCTAGATAGCACACTGGGGGCGCTCGGCGCCGTGACCGACGCCGTTGCAGCGCCGCTTGCCCTGGCGGCTGAAGCTGGCGGCATCGCGATCGATGTGCTCACTGGAGGAACCCCGATCACCGAGGCTGTTGACCAATTTCAGCAACAAAGTATACAGTATATTGAAGAGATAGTAGGCGAGCAGGTTGCTGAGGCACTTGACTCCTTGCGAGAATTTGTAGATGAACGCATAGAAAGTTTATCTAACATTGCAAATGATGTATCCGAATATTTTGCAACAGCAAGTATACAAAGCGACACAAAAGTCATAAATCTTGCCCATCAGTGTTTTTTGGCATACAATGTAGATCAATTTTCTCTATTTCACAAAAATTTGTTAGCTAATGATGTTAGAGGGTTTGCGCCTGATTTTTATCGTGGATTGGATGGTAGGGATTTCATTGACACGAATGGGTATCGTGCAAAAGAAGGTGGAGTGACCCGAATTTATCTAACTTCTGATGATAATACTTCAAACTTTGTCAACAAAGTTGGTATTAAAAAACATGGTGAAAAATTTCTTAATCTAAAAACACCAGAAATTGCTCAACTTATTCCAAGGTTAAGAATTTTTAAAGTTTATAGAGAAAAAGGAGAAGCCACCGAACGAAAAGTGGAGCTTGAATTTGCTGCTGGTACTAGTGCTGACCTTTTAAGGCAACCGCAAAAAACAGAAGTTTTTCCATCATCAACACCAGAGTTTGTTAGAGGCATGGATGTTGGAGTAGAGTCTTTTAATTGGAGGTTTATAGGTGGAGATAACTTTACCGCAACAAGAGAAATAGAGGCTGAATTAAAACTATCTGCACAAACAATGCAAGCGATTTTTTTTGAAAGAACCTCGAATAACGTATTCCCAAAAGAGTCTGAAAAAAACAAGTTTCGTTATCTAGACCTTGTTTTGATGCCAGACTGTAGAAGAGCAGAGACAGATAGGAGTATAAACTGGACATCATATTCGCCAGAGTGCTACGAAATTCAAATAGAAGTGGGATATAATGGAGGAGCAACCTCATTTGGCACATTCGATGAAGACGCAGCACAGTTTAGGGAGGCGATTGAGGCACAAACAGAAACTTTAAGACTGACAACATATGAGCACAATTTTGAGTTCAAAGACGATGGTTCAGTTGGTTTAACTATTAAGATGAAAGGATTTTTGGAATCGTTTGCCAAAGATAAATCTATGAACATACTCCTTCCATATGCAGGAATGGCTTCTGGAAGAGTAAAAGTTAGCCTTAAAGGACTGAATAAAGACAAAATAATACCAAAGTACGGATCCGATCGATTTAAGAAAGCTTATTCAGATTATCCCGCATCGGACATTTGGCCTCTTGAATTGGTTGATGATCTTTTGCAAGCATTAAAGAATGTTGAAGAAAAAGAACAAGATGAATTAATAAAAAGTTCAATTGAAATAATAGAAAAACAAATTTCTAAACTTTTTGTTGCTACGAAACAAGCGCTTGTGTCTCATATATTTAATCGTCTGGAAACTGGTGGTGCTATATACACTTATGTTTTGGGAGATCAAGAATTAAAAGACTTTACGTCAATGCAAACAGAAGACGGAGGCTATCCACAACACACAGACCTTTCAAAAATTGAAAATGGTGGGATCGGTACCTACGCCGGCGGTCCTGGGAGTGATAGGTTCGGTGCCTTCGTAGAAGAAGACATTGGACAATTAACAAGTTCTTTAAATACCTACGACGCAATAACTCAAGAAGATCTTAATGCATTAATCAAGGGTAGTTTAGATAGTGCTTTTGCAGATTCTCGAATAAATAATTTAGTGGGTAAAAATAAGTTAATAAGCTACTTTTTCTTAGGTGATTTGATCGCTGTAATTCTTGATAGCATAACCGGAGACGACACCTTTGAATACACTTTATACAACTCAGCTTGGGACGAGGGCCTTTTAGCCGGCACGGCCGTCGCGATCGGCAGTGCTCTCGGAGCCGATGTGGGCGGCGTTCAAATTAATTACGAAGGTTTTAGAAATTCAACTGTTTCACAAGTTTTAAAAAAACTTAGAGTCATTCTAGGTGGAATCCCAATCAAGATAAAAGGAGACCCGGACACAAAAGTAGTAAATATTGCTCACATTCCAGTATCTGTTCAATCTTTTAATCAGTTTATGATCGATAACGTTCTGTCAAAGGATATAAATAATTATCCATTTTTTGATTTTATTGATGATTTAATCAAATCGCTTGTAATTGATTTTCTGGGAACAAGGTGTTTTGGTGGACTAATAGAGAATAAACTAAAACCACAAGTGGGTGTCTATAATTCAAACAAAGAATTCGATATTGATGGTTCTAAAAATGGCTATTTCGCCCCCTCCCCAAGTAACCAGTCTAATTACTGTGTTCTTGATTTAACAAAATTTAATTCTAAAAATCCCTTATTTGACACCAATAAAATTCAACAAGCAGATCTTATGTATTTTGTTTTTGGAGCTACTTCTTTAGATTTTGGCCAACTTCAAGGTAGCTATAAACAAGATTTAGAAAATGGTATTCTTTATCTTGCTCATGGCATAAATTCGGGTCTTGTAAAGAGTATAAAGTTTGAAAAAGTTAATCAAGAATTCGTTGCGCAAGCAAGATTAGCTTCTGAGGGCGGAACTATATTAAGTCAACTTTCAAACAAATTTGACGTAACAATTGAAATGGTAGGAAATAATTTGTTCAGAGTTGGACAATATGTCTATCTGGATGCAAGTTCTCTGGGTGCTGGACCTTCTTGGTATGATAGAGGGGATGGTGCTGATCGACAAAGATCTTGGTCCAATATTATGGGCTTAGGAGGGTATCATCTAATTACTGCAATAGATAATTCTATTTCATCAGATGGAACATTTAACACTACTTTAAAAGCCAGATTTGAAACTGGTGGTAGGAGACCAAGACCATAATGGCAGCTATTAATAACTTACCAGCAAGAGAAAGCATGGCTAAACGGGCGGACTATTCCGTCAATGCTATTCCCTTACTACCAGAAACAAACGAACCCACACTGGAAACTAGACAACTAAAAGACTTTCTCTTAAACGAGAAGATCTTCATTGGTAGAGTAGACGGATCCTTTAATCCTGTCTTTGTAAATCAGAAAGAACTTGATAACTTTGGACCAGACTCAAATACCAAAGTAGGACTCAGAGTTGTTACCGAAGCATACAAAGACATGAAAAGAAAGTATGATAGAGATTTTGCACAAGGGTACATTAATAGAAATGCACCTGCTCTTAATGAGCTAAGTGTTAAGAAAGCATATATTAATCCTTTTGATAGTTATAAGAACAATCTAAGATCTAGAACAGAAGATTTTCTAAATTATGTTAAGAACAATAGACTGATCAATAACATAGAAGACTTTGATTCCTTTGTCAATCCTTTTCTTCAGTATGTCGAAGACACTGGGAAACAAAGGCCAATAACAAGATCTATGTATTTCCTAACCAGAAGATACTCTCCTCTTTCAACTGGTTTAGCATTTGAGGTAGATAATGCTCCTTACAGCGAAGACCAGTACAAGATCGATGCTTATTACAGACAAAAGAACTTCCAGTATTTTAAGAACCTTGCATCTCGTTATGGTTTTGTGATCGACAAGAACATCCCCTGGCGTCTTGTGGCAGATCTAAACTCTCCGCAAATGACGCCCTACATTGAGAAAGCGTTTGGTTTCCCTGGTGGATCAAACTATGTTCTTGCCGTGGCCTACACGCAGACCTATGGAGACGACATCCCATCTATCATAAACCTGATGGTTCAGTTTTACAACAGAATAGCACAACATAGAGCAAGAACTGTAATCAAAGAGTCTGGCCCAACAGTTGGTGCTGGTGGAAGAACAGCGTTTAACATATGTGCCAAGCAGGGAAAGACAATTAGAAGGCGCCAAGTTGACCCAAGAAGAATACCAAATGCCTACCCAAATGAATTTTGGCTTGACAAGTATGTCAGGATCCGTAATATTGAAACAGGGCTGGACTACAGCGATGCTCAAGTTGAACAGATTTCAAAGAATGCAGGAAATATTGTCAAAAAACTTGACAGGGCCTCGGCGATGCGTTACGTTATCTCTAAGTTCGATAATGTGCAGCACTTCGAAGGCTCGCTGTTCTATGATACAACTCGATTGAACTTTGCTCGTCAAGGACTAGGCGACGAAGCCGATGTTGTTGAAACAGTTAAAAGAAGTGTTCAAGCATCAAACTTTGTGATATACTGAAATAGACTTGGAGGGGTCATGTATTTTCAGGCGCTCGACGACAAAGGCGAGTGTGTTGGGGTTTATAAGGACGGAGAACTGTATTTTGAAGAACTACCAAACAACTTGCAGAAGACATGGAAATATGCTGAGTTTCTCAGAGACCTTGACGTGGAGTATGCTAGTCTATACGCTCCCAATCAGTCTCTTGCTGACGTTTGCCCACCTCACCTCCTAGACAAGTGGTTAGAGGTTGAAGCAAAACTAAAAGCATTTTACCGTTCTTTCGTTCTTGGTAAGGTCGATCTGAACGAAAACTGCTTTTTTGACCTCGTTCCAACCACTTTTCTCAAGGATTATTGTAAAATGAAAGACCAAATAACCCAGCACGTCTTCGAAAACTACGAAAGACCTGCTAACTATGACTTTTTAGCTGATCTTACGAAGGTTTTGACGAAGATCCGCCGCCAAAAGGTCAACATCGACCAGTCTGCGCTCAACAGGCTGCGCATTACAGACAAGGGCAAGCACCTAAACGCTCGTTTGGGATCCGTGTCTCCTTATTGTCATTATCGCATCAACGGAACCATCACAGGTCGCTTGTCCAGCGAGTTTGAAACCTTTCCGATTATGACACTAAACAAGGACTTTCGCCACATCATCCAACCAACTAACGACTGGTTCGTTGAACTGGACTTCAACGCAGCCGAACTACGAACGCTAATGGCCCTGGGAGGCTCTACACCACCCCTAGAAGACATTCACGACTGGAATGCGCGTAATCTATTCAGCGAGGGCACGACACGCGGAGAAGCGAAGGTAGGGCTGCTTGCGTGGCTCTATGATGAAAACAAAACAAATGAAAGGTTTGCGTCTATTTATGATCGCGATGCCGTCCGTTCCAAGTTTTGGAAGAACGGCGAGGTAAAGACGATCTTTGACAGAACTATTCCTGCCGATCACTCTCACGCTCTAAACTACATCGTCCAAAGCACCACCGCCGATCTTGTTCTTCGCCAGGTCATCAAGGTAAACGAGGCGATGGAGGGCTTGGAAAGTTTTATTGCTTTCATTATCCACGACAGCATTGTCCTTGACA